CATCTTCATCTAATGCAAGATACACTTTTTTACAATTAGATGTTAAAATTTGCTTCATTAAAGCTGATGAAATTTTCTTACCAAACAATGGAATTGCGTTTCTTTTAATCGCCATTGCGTCAAATGCACCTTCACATAAAATCACGGGTAAGTCCCAGTTTATATACAGGTCAAATCCAATTATGTCCTTAGTACTGGAAGCGAGTTTATGTTTGATATATGCGTTTTTATCAAATGATCTACCAACATAATAATTAATGTTACCTGTACTATCATATGATGGAATTACAACCATATTTTTTAAGTCACCTGTTTCACAATATTGAATGTTGTATTTTACTATATCTTGTTGAGTAACTCCTCTTTGTGTAAGATAATGAAGTGCATGCCTTGATAAAACTGCAGATGAAGATATAATAGGTTCAACGCCTTTAGGTAATTGTAAAGTAGTAGCATCAGGTTTAAATTGTTTTTTGTTTTTAAACTTATATTCAAGGTCAACCGACTTTAAAATGTCGTATGCTTTTGGGGGTGCTTTAGCTTCTTTAAGTAATTTAAATGCTCGATGACCTTTAAAATCACAAACCCAACATTGAAATTGTTGGGTTACAAGATTAACTGTGAGTTTCTTTTTTCTGTGGTTACAACTTGGACAATTAAAGACGGCAGATTCTTCTCCCCTAGCGCCTCTAGAGGATTTACATGGTCCTAAAATTGATTCTAAAAGTTGTTTAAGTAGATCTTCCTTCATACGGTGAATATACGAAAGAAGAGTGGCTAATCAAAGTCTCTATCGAAAAATTTTCCGAGAATGTTGTCGTTTAGATATTTTTTGTCTTCTAACACACCTAAACTAAATTGATATTTACATTCAAGGTATGTTAATTCTTTTTTGTGATATGCAATGTGGATAATTTCACGTGTAAGGTCGTCTGGTGATTCATTTACACAGTCTTTTATAAATGCATGTGAACCGTGGTATGTTTTCCAATCGCTTTCTTTTAATACACGTTTAAAAATTGGTGGACGGCCTTTACCTTCCCAAAGGGCCTTTTCTTTTTTACCTAATTTTTTCTTTAAATTGTACATTAGGGATTTTTTACCAATGTATTTTTTACCTGTAGGTGTGTGGGTTGTTTGATAGATAAAGCCGAACGCTCCTTCAGGGAGGTCGGCTATATCATTAATTTCTTTTTTATTATATAACCATTTCATATTTTAATATTTTAATTAGCAACAAATGGTGTAGCTGGAGTTCCTGTGGCCATTAAGCTTCCATTTACCATCCATTTATCTGGTGCTATATTAGTTATTCTAAAAAATGTCCCTACAGTTCCTGTGGTAGTACCATTCATTTGTATTTGGTCGTAGCTGTCTGAAGCTAAGGCTCTCCAAGTAAACTCACTTACTGCTGGGTTTGTATCTATATCACAAAAATGTAAAAATCCTATAATAGCTTCATTTGTAGTATCAGTACATTTTATATTATAATTTCCTGAAGTTAATTGTTCCGCTACATAAAAATCATAATATACTCCTACTAATGAACCATTACCTGAATCTGGTAATACAGCTGTGGCCCCATCAGCATCACTAAATAAACATAATTTTCCGGATTCTGCAGCTGTTAAAGTTTCATTAGTTGTTGTAAGAACTCTCTTTGTTAATCTTTGACCTACTTGGGCACTTGTAAATGTAGTTGTTCCTGTAACTGTTAATGCTCCTGCTGTAAGTGCACCACTTGCACTTACATTACCTGTAACTGTTAATTTTTCTCCTGGAGTTAAAAGTCCTACTCCTATATTTCCGTTAGCATCAACTACTAAATGGGTTTCATTAGTACCTGAGCCTATAGAAAGTTGGTTCATTACATTATTAGTAACATCACAACGAATAGTAGCCATTGTGGAACCATCACCACTTTTAAATTGAAGAGATGGATCCCCACTAGCTGCATTACTTTGTATAAAAAGTTTAGGATGTTCATCTATTACTTTTAGGTTACCTGATACCATTAATTTTTCAGATGGATCCATAAATCCAATACCTACATCTCCAGAAGCACTAAGATATAGTTGCTTTTCCATAGAAGTTGTAGGATTACTAGGGTCAGTAGTGTCTGCACCTATAGACATAAAACTACTTGTGTTATTAGTTATACCTACTCTAATATGCCCTCTCATTTCACCTAAACTATTTTTAAATGTAACCTGAGGGTCTCCATTAGCGGTATTAGGTCGTAAATTAACTTTAGGATGTTCATCTACTATGTGAATGTTAGAAGATGTTATGTTTCCACTTGCACTTATTATTCCTGAGGCTGTTATATTTGTAAATGTAGTAGAGGTTCCCGTAATTGAGCCCGCCGTAATTGAACCCGCTGTAACTGCACCACCTACTGTTAGATTTCCACTTGCACTAATTGCTCCTGAAGATGTTAATGACCCAGTAATACGTAAACCACCATCATCATTTAATGATAATAATTCAGTTGATGGAGAGATATTTGGAAGAGATGTATTTTTAAATATACGAAATTTTGTATTAGTGTAGTTATTTCCATTATCCATAAGGAAATCAACACCATTATTTAATTTGAAAAAGGGATTATTAGGTAATTCACCTAAACCAAAATCAGATCCAAATCCAGCATGCATTGATATACCTGAGCCTGTTGTAGAATTAGTTGCAACTAATCCTATAAATGGTTGATCAGCTTTAAGATTAAGCATCCCACTAGCTACAGATAATACAGAAGAACCTGTTGCTTCAGCTTCTGTTGTAGTCTCTTTTGTGTTAACTTGAGATTCTATTAAAGAAGCAAATTGTGCTTCTGTAGGCTTAGCACCTGCTTTGAATATTTCCTTTAAATCTGTTTTGTTTAATTCTGCCATTTTATGATAATTATTTTATTATACATATTAGGTATCCCATCTTACAATAAGGGTGGTGTCAGTTTCATCAGAGGTTCTTATAGGTTGTCCTAATTTACCTACAACAAGTAATTCGTTGTTTTCATTATACAAACCAACAGTTGTAATGTAAGGTCTAAAAAGTGAACCTGTTGCAAAATCTGCTAAATCTGCAGATTGATGTGATCTAATTTTTCTTGCTGAAGGGTTTAAAGTGTCTGTAAATTCATATTCATCTAAAGTACATTGATATTCATGTTCATAAATTAAATGTGAACCTTGAAATTTAAGTTGATTTATTGCTACAAAAGCTTTACCTTCTTCACTATTAGGATCGATTATAAAATTTTCCCCAATTATCATTTCACCTAAACCTAAAGTTGCTAAAGCACTTTCTTCAACACCTGGTTGTGTAATAGCAACTATACCACTAGAGTAAAATATATTTCCTACATAAGGTGAACCATCACTACTTTTAAAATGATTTTCTACTTGTACATCTGTTAGAGCTCTATTAAAAATGTTAATTTGACTTAAAGAACCTGTAAAATGATTTGTTTTTCCTCCTTTATTACCAATGTAGAGGTTGGCTGTGTTTTGTGTTTGGTTAATTGAATTGTCAGATCCACTTGTTCCTGTGAGTATACCATCTACAAAAATTTGCATTTGTGATGATGATGCTCTACAAGTTATGTGGGGTTGTCTATTTCCTTCAAAGAATTTAAGGGAATTAATTTGAAAATCAGTTACTGTAATAGGATTAATAATAGATGTAAACTGATTTGTATTCGTGTCATAATTAGATGAATTATTAAATCCATTTTCTTCAAATCTTAATCTATACCATTTAAATCCTGTTAGGTTTGGGAACTTAAATAATCTAATTGGTTCTATTTGAAATGTATCTGGGGCATATTCATCTCGACCAGGTATATTTGATAATGAATCTGCTTCTTGTGATATACTTGTCCATGTAGTTCCATTATTAGATCCTGATATTTGAACTCTACCATGTCCTAAATAATCCCCAAACTCTAATTCTATTTCAGTTATGATAGGAGATTCACCATCGGTCATACCAAACATGTCAAAGTCTAATTTTATGTCTCTACCTGTTCCACCATTTTGAACTGAATTTGGATGGTCATCATCCCCACCATCAGTAAATTCTACAGATGATCCTATATTGTCAAAACATAAAACGTTTGTATTATTCCCATCTAGAACACCATGAAGTCCATGATTTATTTGATGAAAACTGTCAGTCAATGATGAAGTTATATATATATCTTCTGTTTGGTTATTTATAGGTAATTGAGTTCTGTCAGTACTTGATGTATTAAATGAAGCACTAATTGTAGTAGTTATTTCACCATCAGATCTTCTAAAGAATATATGAGGACTATTGTCAGCATGTTCTAAGTATACTTCAAAAGGATATTGAGGTTCTGAAAATATATCTATGGGTTGTGAAGAACCTGTTGCTTGGATTCTTTTTATTCCTGCTGTTCCCTCACTAGGTGTTGGAATTATTGTTTTAGTAGTACTTTTAGCTAAAATATAATTTGTAACTCCTGCTGAATTTATTATGTCTCCTTCTTCATTTTCTCCCAAAAAGAACATAAGGGTAAAATCATCTCCTTTATTATAATTAAATTTATCATCATGTCCTATTCTAACTTCAGAAGAAAAACCATTAAAATTTATTCCAGGAAATTCATCAAAATCAAATAATGATTTTTCAGAAAATGTAACGTCTTTATATTCAAGTATATTAAAATAATAACTATCATCAAATTCATCCCCACTTCTGTCTGGAGTACTATATGATGTGACTTGGTCGGGGTTGACTTCACCATCCCTATAATAGGTGTCGTTTAAATACCCCTCAATTGTATTTAAATCATATCTTTTAAAACCCTTAACAGGTCCTATATTTAATACATTTGCACGAGGATCAGTAATATAATTAGAAATGTTGGTTCCCTCTATTATTAAATTTCCATTTTTGTCATCTACTATTTTTCTATTACTAGATGAAAGAAAAAATGAACCTGGTTTTACTTGATGACCATAAAGACCTGCGGGAATTGAAAGTATGTTTGCATTTTCGTATAATACTCTTCTTTGTTTTAAATAGTGATTATCACCTAATCTATTATTAACATCTCTTTTAAAATTTCTATAATAAAGATGGTCAAGTTGTTGATATTTAATAGCGTTTATACTATCATTATTTCCACTATTTCCACTATATGTACTTATAGACTCAGATGTCCATCTTGTGTCAAATACTGTGATTTGATTAGAGACAGCTGAGGAAGAATTAAATGTATATTGTTTATGAGCATTAAACGGGACCGTAGCATAATCTAGGGGTGAAAATTTTTTATAAACTGACATTCAGATGACATTTTAGTAATCTAATTTTACTCTCATAAGAGCTTCTTTTGAGAAATCTTTGGAAATTGGTTGGCTTACTTTAGCTACTGCTACTAAATCGTTACTATCATTATACAATCCAATTGTTGTAATAAATGTTTTGGGATTGTCTACCATAGATGTATAATTTAAATTACCATTAGTGTCTATAAATGAAGGATTAGTAGTATAATTATATTCATTATTTTTAGCTCTTGTAAAGAAATATTGTGATGTTACTTTTTCTTCACTGTCAACTACAAATTCAGCCCCTCCTGATATCGCTGCCATAAATTGGTTTAGATTATCATTATTAACATGGGATCCTACTGATTCTGAAAAATTAAGAGAGCAACTTAAAGCTGATGTGTTTAATATAATAAATCCTGAATCTGGGTAAAAGAAACCATAAGAACCACTATTAGTTTGTGCTAATGTAGTGCCATCTAACATTACTCCACTTGATCCACTAACTAAATTAAATTGTCTACCTGCATTTGTAATAGTTGCAGAACCTGATGTACTTACTGAATCATCAGTTAAATGTATAGTTCCGTGCGCTAACGTACCAGCATCTGATCCAGATAAAAATATATTTAAAGACCCTGCTTTTAAATTATGTTTATAGCGAGCTCTATTAATATTAATAACACATATACTGTCTGGGGTAGTTCCTTCAAAATTAAAATCTGAGGTTTCATCACCATAAACTAATTGACGATATTGATTATATATTACCCTAGCTGCGCTATTACCATGAGCTCCTGTGTCATTGGTAAAATCTTTAGAACCTGATCCTTTTTTATTACCATAAGCTATTGCAAACTGGGTTTCTGTTTGGGCTTCATCATTGTACACTTCTCTATAAAATGCTGCTGAACTTGTAATGTCAGTTGCTGTGGTTACTGATGATGTAAAATTAAAATATACCTCAGCATCATTAGTATTGTCTGACCATGTAGAAGTTACTATTTTTTGAGTATCTATTACTTTGTCTGAATTGTCGTATCTTGTAAGTCCGGCCATTTTTTATTATCTTAATGTTATACCTGTTTCACCTCTTGTAGCTTTATTAGCTATAACTTCTTTAGAAATTTCTAAGGGAACAGTAATCCTAGCTCCTGAATCTCTACCTTCAATAGTGATGGTTGTTAATAATTTTGTGTTTGTACCAAATAATGAGGTACTATTAATTGCTGTTAAGTTAAAACTACTACCTAATATGGTTTCACTAACTGCTACTGATGTGTATGGTCTTTGAGTTGCACTTGTGCCGCCTCCTGCTGATTGGAAGGCTGCTAATAATCTTCTATCTGCGATTGTCGCTGAATAGCCACTTGTTTCTGATTGATTTACTAGACCATTTAAGTTCATAGTTGTTGGGGATAAAGTGTAACTTGAACCAATAGTAAGAGTAATTTTAGAAACATTAGCTGATATAATAGGTAATTTAGAAGTTCCTCTAGGTAAAGTAATTAACTTATGGATCATAATATTACTTTCATCAGGAAATGCTTCTAATAGAGGCATGTTTTCAATTGCTTCACCTGAATATTGAGAACCATTTGGATGGTTTTCATTAAATAATGTATAATCAATTTCATCATCACCTAATGCAAATTGTGTAATATTAAAAGAGCCATCATTTCGAGCTAATAATTCGCGGCCCCTTTTTGTTAAGATTGCATCTACGGTAATTGAACTGTTGTCTAAGTATCCCATTGTAATTGTATTTTGTTATATATATATAATTATTTAAAAAATATTATATTCCCTTTTTAGGCATTTTTGTTTTTGTTGTTTTATTTAATAATCCCGCTTTTTCTAGATAATATTCAAAATTATCTTTAACTTTTTGATGTGTTTGAAAAGGTATAGCAGCAAATCCTTTTTCGGCAGCATAACTGGGTAATTCACTAGCTTTGTCTAAATCAATTATTATAGTAGGACTATTTCTTAATACAGACAATTGATAATTTGAAAAGGGGTAAAAATATGAAGCTGTTATATTTCTTGTTTTTGTAATTTGTGCAGAGGTACTAACTTCATAATTTAATGTGTATGGTTTTGAAATTGAACTTGTTAAAGTTGTTTGCCAATATCTAGTACCCCTAATTTCTGTAATAGGGATAAAACCATTATACCCATGATGTTGTTGGTTAGATACACTAGTTTCTTCATCTTCTTGGAAGAATGAGTTATAGGGAGCATTTTCTCTAGAACCTCCTAAACTTGCAGAATTTAAAAAACCACTACCTGAATTATTGTCTACACGAGGGTAATGAAGTTCCATTGTTCCAATAGATTCTTGTTTACCATTTTGAACAGCATATTGACCCCTTTCAAAAGTAACAAAAAATTTATTAGTATTTTTTGCAATTTCCCAATATACTACATCATCATAAAATCCTTTTAAACTTGATGTTGCTAAACTTGATATAAATGTATTAGCACCTGCTGCGCTTGTTCCAATAGCTAAATTTATTGGTTGTTTAGAGGTAATGTCTAATGGTGTTTGAGATCCTTTTGGCATATATTTTTAATTTTAAGTATTAGTTACCCCCTGATTCTTCTATTGGGTCTATTTCTACTGCCTCATTTTCACCATCCCAAATTGAAAAACCTGATGTGCTTGAGCCTGAAATTGAAGCTGTGATATTAGTTAATGTACTTCCCATTGTTGCTGTACTATAATTTCCTTCATAGAAATTTAATTCTGAAGGTAATAAAGTAGTAAATAAAAGGGAATTAGTATTAAATAATGATTGTGAATCTGCTGCTGTTTGGCCATATCCAAATAATCCAGATCCACTTAAAACAGGTTGATTGGTTCCTTTATGTTCCCAAACTTCATGTCCTCCAAATACACCATCTTCATATCCCTCTTCATTAGCAACATATGAATATATTTTCATTAGTTGGCCTCTATTGAATTTTACGGTGTGTTGGGTTTTTAATTTGTCTGCTTGTTCTTCTAATGACTTTACTATTGTGGTTGAACCTTCAGGAAAATTATCAGATATAATTCTATTAAAAGCAGTAGAACTCATATTTTCTCGAGAAACAATTTCTACTTCATCCGAATCTAAGTCTATGAATAAAATTTTATTTATAGTAAGATAGCTATGGTTTATTATTTCAGCTAGAGGTATATCTTGGTCATTAGCTATTCCTTCATCTATGTCTTTTCCTAAAAATATACATGCTGTTTTTCTTTCTATTACTGGATTTAAACCATAAGAAATGTCACCTTGGTTAAATTGATTTATTCTTACTCCTGTTAATTTAGAACCTTCATAACGAGGATTTTTCCATCCTTCTAAGTCTAAAAGTGCATCGTCAAATTCTACGTTGTAGTCTTTATATGTAAGATCTGTAGAGGGTATTATGTAAACATTTATTAATCTAATTACTACTTGATTAGTATCAGTAAACCCAGTGAAATTGAATTTCCACTTTTGGTATTTTTTGGGAGAAGTTAAATTTTGTAAACCAGGTTCACTACCCCCTCCATAAATTCTTAAATATGCATCTTGTGATGGAGATGATACAGTGTGAATTGTAACATAATCAGTACCATTTTCAGATACTTGAATAGTATATGCTGTAGGTCGGGGGGCCCCAAATCGTATGCGAATATCACCAATATATTGTTTATTATTTGCACCAAAATCATATTCTAAAGTAAAAGCAGCGTCTGCATTTAATAACTCTGTTATATTAGGGGCAACTATCTCTCCATTAAATAATTGGTCTAAACCACGATCTGTATCAGTAGAAATTGTACTCCCATCAGAATCCTTAGTAGCTGTTACTTTATTATAGTCTAATGTTAATTGTGTATAACCCATAATTAATATTCTGTTTCTTTATTAGTATCTGCTGATCGCTTTCTATAATACCTACTAGATGTTTTTCCTTTAGTTGCATTTCCTAAAAGTGTTGATGATGTTCTACCTACTGGTGCTTGAGAAGCTTCTCTTGCTATTTCTATTATGTAATCATTAAGATTAATTGTTGTGTTTGTTCCTTGTTCTAATCTTTGTCCTTTACTACCTGTAGTGTCTGACAAGTTGTTAGTAACAATCACTGATGAACCATCCAAATTAAATCGCCTATTTGGTTCAATTTCTGAATTAATTGTATTGTATGAACCATTTACCATACTTTGACCTTGGTCAATTGAAGGTAATTCTCTTGCAAATTTAGTTCTTTCTAAATAATGTGGTTCAATTAATAATCCAGTCTTTAAATTGGCTTTCATTGGGACCCATTGTTCTACCAATTTAAATAGTGTATGGTCAATGTATTGAATTAATTTAATGTAATCCCAATAGTTGTATCGTCGTTCTACTTTTTTAAAGTAAATGTCTTTTATAGTAGATAAATCTTTATATGTGGAAGCTTTTTGTTGGTCAGGTAATGGTGAACCAATGTAATCATCCAACCTAAATGCACCTAAAGTGTAAATTATGTCTTCATTTAATTCATTTGTAGGCGAGAAAAATACTCCTAAATCTTCATAGTCAGGTGGTTGATTGTCTAATGTTGATGTTTCAGTTTTTCTTGTTGGTGACAGCCAATCGTCATCTATTGTACCAATGTCTATTCTTGTTTTTTCACTTGTAGTTGAAATTCCTACTGTGTCAGGGGTTGGTATATAATGTTCTTCAACAACTTCTTCCCATGTTTGGGTAGTCATATTACTAGTTGCCTCTCCTAAATAATCTACATTAAAGTTAGGATGAAAACTTCCACTGTCTCTTTTATCATTACTTCCTAAAGGTAATCTTAAAATTAAATTTTCATATGATGATGAAACTGTGTTACCTGCATACATAAAAGGTTCAAGGGCATGTTTTTTAAGAGTTTCGTGTGAAAGTAATTCACCAAAGTAGTATCTTACTTCTTGAAGTGATCCTGAATAACGTAGTCTATCAACTTCATCTATTGAGGGACCTGAGGGAAATCCCCCTATAAAAGCAGAATGGGCTCCTAAACGAGTTACATTAGTACTACCTAAATATTCTAATCCCCAAGTTGTAGCTACATTAAAAGTAGAATTAATATTATTACTAAAGGGACCCATATCATTATTTGTAGTTACATTAACATAATTACAATTTTTTAAATGATTTGCTTGGTAAGCACCAAAAGTTATGGGAGTATAAGTTGATGCACCATTATCTGTGATACTATCGGGATCTTTAATTTCAGTTCCTACAAATATATTCCAAAAATCTCCATTGTAAGCGGGGAAGTATTCAGTTGTTGTTATTTGTTGTTGATTTTCATCAATTTCTTTTATATATTTTAACCTTCCATATTGATTAGCGTCTCCTGATGATGATACATCAGTACCTGATGAGGATGGTTCTAATATTAAATGTTGTGCCTCTAAATAACTTCCTGATAAACTAAATAAATGGTAATTTTCATCTGATCTATGAGGTTTAATTCTAAATTCAACTGTTTTAGCTGATGCAGATAAAGGGTGGGTTAAAGAAGTATTCCAAGGGGTTTTTATAAAATACCCATTTATACCTGAATCTCCTTTTAAAACTAAACTTCCCTTATCATTTGTAAATGTTTTGTATGTGGTTTTATCCGACGTAGAACCACCATATTCTTTAACGTTAAGTATGGTAGATGGAATACCATAACAACTCATGAGCGCTCTAAGACCGCGTTCAGTACCTTTGGTTTTTAATAAGTAGGGTGCATTATGGTATAAACGTTTCCATATATTTTTAGTAATATCACCTTTGGGAATTGATCCTGCATTTGATGCAGTTACTAATGTTTGATTAGTAGGTGTATCATAAAGTACACTACCTTCTGTACCTTCACCTAAAATATATTCAATTAAATTTGAATTTTCAAATTGATCAAATGTTTCTAATCCTAAACTTTTTAAGGAAAAATAAACTAATTCTTTTGAAATACCTCTTGAATGATGTGCGTCATTAACTTCTGTTAAATGTTTTATATGAACCCAAATTTGATCAAAATGTTGACCAACCATATTTACAAATGAGGAGTAAAATGAATTGTCTGGATTGTCCATTATATGATTAGGAACTAATCTTGTTAATGCATTTTCATTTTGTCTGTCAAATTGGGAAGCTGACAATAATTGACCCCCATAATTAGGAAAACTATCCCTTTCATCTCCTAACCATGTTTTAACTTCAGGTGAAGTTACTGAGTATAGAGTGTAAGGGGATGTTGACTCTTGTTTAGGCCAAGCAAATGTACCTGAAGTATAGTATAAAAAACGTTCATACCCATCAAAACCTTTAATAAGATTTTGTTTTTTTACATTAATTGCTTCTTTATTTTCTAAAACATAAGTTGAATTAGCAGTGTCTCCTGTTATATTATTTATGTCTGTTGTTTGGGAATTATATAATTCTATAAGTTGGATTTTATATTCAAAGTTTTTTAAACGTTCAACCGCACTACTAAAATGGGTAAAGTTTTCAAAATGATAAACTTCTTCTAAAGGATCCCCTTCATTACTACCCGAAACTGTTCTTATAAAATCATAAGATATGTCTGGTATTTCTCTATTTTCTAAATGATTTAGAAGATTATGATAAGATGATGTTAAACTATAATCTAACACTTCATCATAATTTTTAAAACTTGAGGGAACACTATTATTTAATCTAACATCTATTTTAAAGTTAGGTCCTTGAAGAGGTATACCTTCATCTTCGCTAGTTTCTAAACCTAAATCTACATTTAAAATAATAGGGTCTGTAATCTCTTCTACTATTTTAAAGGCATCTGTTATGTTTATATTAGGGGGTAAAGGGTCTATTAGTTTAAGTAATATTTCATGTTTATTTGTACTCTTATTTAATGCTATGTTTACTCCTACTACATTAATATTATTTTTAAAATTAAGAACAAAATCTTTTAAATAGGGGGCTACTTCTATTTCTCTTATAAAACGAGAAACTTCAGGATCTAATTGGTTATTAGTTAATTTAGGGGTAACTGATTTAAGTTCTCTTCTTGTAGATGAAATTTCTTTTACAGAAAAGGGTAAAGTAGAAGTATTAAATATTTTAGATCTTTGTATATTAAATATTAATTTATATTGACCCGAAGTGTATCCTTTTAATCTTAAAATATCAACAGGATCCATATTTAGTTCAGAAACTTCATTTTCAGTAGTTCCCTCAGGAAATTTATATTTAGTAAAATTATAATCAGATGATAATAGTTGATCACTTTGATTATAGATATGTAACTCAATAAAATCTTCTGGTCTACCAAATTTTCTATCTATAGTACCTGAATTAATAGAATCTCCATTTAATTGGAGTCGTTCGTTAGTTGATATGTCTACTTGATTTTTTGCCATTAGTTAAGATCTATATTTTGAAAGTTATCTTTACCTTTTTTCCACCCACCATATTCATTTCTTTCATTATCAGCAACAGGAGTATTTATATTATTTTCAAAATTAGCTTGTGCTTCTAGCATTAATTTTTTAGCCTGTGCATTATTAGCACTTTTATTTTTAACAAAAGTCCATAATCTTTTATAATATACTAAAGTTTCTTGGGATCTTCTTAATACAGGTCCTAAATTATCTAATAATATTTGAGCTTTATCTCTTTCAGGTTGGGTAAAACTATATTCTATATCATTTCTATATTTATCTGATAAAACATCTAAGCGTCTTTCAGTTGACCAAGTTTCCGTAATTCTATTTTTTAGATATTCACGATATGTATCATAACTATTCTTATTAGCGACACCAACTTGATATATTTCATTATCTACTCTTTGTCGATTTTGTACTGCCATAGAGCTATAATTTGATGGTCTTGTCATTTCTGTGATTGGGTAATTGTTAGGATTAAGTTCGCCATCTTGTAAAGCATTGTAATTAAATGAATCTGCAAATGTTGCTGTTTCTTCTTCAACATTAGTTTCGGCTGATCCTAAATCTTCAGGACCAAATCTTGGACCTGGGGGGATATTAGAAATAACTGAGGGGGATACTAATGTGACTCCCTCCGTCCATGTTCCCCTATGTCCTAAGGCTGCTAGTAAATCTATAAATAATTCAGATTTTGTGTCTCCTTCAAGTTTACGTCTAGTTGCCTTTTCCATATAATATATATTCCAATCGGCTTCTCTGTCTACTATTATAGATCCATTTCTGTAGAAAGGGTGTTCCTTATCAGGTGTTTCTGAGGTGTTAAGTTTTTCTTCTAATTCAATTATTCTTTCTATTAAAGCATCTATTTCTGTGTCTTTACTATCAATATAATTACCTAAATAATCTCTACTTTGTTGAAAAAATGAAGTATGTGATTTTTTTCCTATTTTAGGGACATCATAAAATAAATCATTGTATAGTGTAAAAAGTTGATTAATTTTATTATTTAAATTAGTATTAGTTACAGAATCATTAGAATTAGCTAATTCAGAAAATGATCTATTTAATAAATCACTGGCTGATTGTTTATCATAAACTTTTTTAGTTAATTTTATTCTTTCTTGTGCCATTATCTAACTACTTTAAAGTGGTAATTATTATCATAAATTTCAGTACCATCATTATTTGTATGTTTAAATAAAATACGATAATATCTTTCGGGTTGTAAGCTTTTTATATATAATTTAAAATACATTCCTTCATCATCAGCACTTAATTTAGTGTAATCATTATCAAACGGGATAATTTCTTCCTCTGTGTGGGCATCTCTAATACTATAAAAAGAGGAGGTTGTAAAATATCCGGGGTTTAAGTAATTAGATGAGGATGTAAATTGTCGTGTAGGATATTTGTCTCTTACATGTAACCTAATTATGGCTTCATCATTTTGATTGTATTCTTTTTTATTTCTATATAAAGAAACATTTAATTCCCCCTTAGTTTTAGCTATTGACTGGGAATAATGTACACTATCATCCCATTTAAAAGTTAATTTAGGGGGGTAGATTGTGTGAGTATTAACAGAAAAAAATTGTAAGTTACCTACACTACTAGGTGTGTATGTTTCTATATTATTATTATATTTAATAATAAGTCCATTATTTTCTATTGTTCCATTATTCCAATAATAAGCTTGATTCTTTATATCTACATTTATGTCTAATATGTCTACATTGTTGAATGATTGGGTATATAAAACATTGTCAAATCTACCGGGGAAGGAGGTGTACCATGTACCCCCACCCGCTTTAATTATTTCACTTTCTATAGATCCCGTAGAATAGTTATTAAATTCTGTAGACCAATTTGTAGTACGAATTGAGTTATCTGAATATTTCCAAGTACATCCATTTGAGGTTTGGGGTTTGTCCGAGTATTTTCCTGTACCTGCATTCCATGATTGGGATAGTGGGAATATTTCTAATTCTTGGAGTTGTCCTAAATTTTGATGTTCTGTGGAAAATAATTCTAAGAAAGCGGGTAATATTAATGAGGCTTCTGTGTCATTATCTATATAATTAGGATTTAATTTAAATATATTATATGCCTTATTTATATCTTCATCCTTAAATTGAATTAAAACTCTTGATGGATAATAATCAGATCCTGAATTTCCTTTTTCCTTTATTAGTTCAATAATTTCATCATTACCCGTATTTAATTCAAGTCTATCAGGGTGACTATATATTGTTGATGTTTTTTCGGGGAATATAGAGTAGTATGCCATTTTAGTATGTTGTTACGCGTCCTTTAATATCTGTGTTTGGGTATTTTAATTCAAAAATACTTGGGTCTAATGAAGGGTATATTACGCCTTTTCTTGTGGCACCTTCAAAATCATATTTATACTGTGAATATCCTAAAGATACCCCATTTTTATTTTCTAATGTTACTTTTTCAACCGTTTGTACACCAGTAACACCCGCTAATAAATTAGATATCTCCGATATAATAATAGGTTGATTAACTTGCCATCTGTCTACGTTAAAGTAATTTTTCAGTTCAGTTATACATTGGAGTATTACTTCTTGATTATTATAACTTTTAAAAGCTGTAATTTCAAAATCTAATCCAAAATTAATTACAAATGCATCTTTAATATTAATAGCATCTGTTAACATTCTATATTGTTCTAAATACGTCGCTAAATTTGTTTTAGTAGCTGTATTTAGTGTTGTTAGTTGTTTAGATGAATTATATCCTAAAGTGTATAAATTTAATGCTAATGGATTAGGTATACGTTCTGGTGATGTTAGTAATGGTGAAGATTGATCATCTTGTATTATGTAAGCTTTTGCTACTCTACCTAATTTAGGAGGTAGAGATAAAGTTCTTATTAAATAATCTTCTTTTGTTACTGCTCTTTGTTGTGCAGAAAAATTAGCCATTGTATTTAGTCTAATATCTTCTACTGAATCACCTGCTCCCCCACCCTTTGCTGCTTCTTTATTTGTAGAAGCTACTGATGATTGAATAAATTTTAATATTGATGGATTTAAGTTGGGTTTATTGACGGGAAATAAAGTTTCAACTTTAGTGATTGTATTTGAATTTACATTAGCATTTAAACCTCCTCCTACTAAATATGTTACTGTTAATGTAGTATTGGCAGGTACTTGTCCATATGCCTTAGTATATAAAAAATTAGATGGATCATAAGCTTGGTTTAATGATGACCTTCCATCTTTAATCCCCAAACCTATATTATCTGGGTTAGGGATAATTTCTTCATCGGCTTTATCACTTGTACCCGCTCCAAATTGTATTTCTAATTCATTATTAGCTTTAAATCTAGATACAAATCGTCTTGATGCTCTTTTTAATTTTAAAAGATAAGGTGTTTGTTGATTATATTGATTTAATTCAGGATCATTTGCACCTGTGTTTTCAATTTCTTCAAAAATTGTATCTTGTGCTAAATAAGGAACTTCAGACCAATTATTTCCTTCACTATCAACTACTGATTCAATTGATATAATACTTCCATCAAATAATGTTAGTGTTTTAAATTGTTCAGCTGAACCTACAGTAAATGTTTGGGTTTTTCTCTCACCTGAAATTGCCTGAGTAGATTTTTTAAGTAAGTAATATTCGGGGTCATTATTATCATTATATTGATATATACTTACATCTGTGGGGGAGAATGAACTTGAATAACTAAAATCAACTTGGTTACTTATGTAAAATATAGAACCTTCAGTAGATTTAAATGATGAATTTTCATCTATTTTTAATGCGTAATTAAAATCTGGTTTAAAATCATTATTTGGTAAAGAAGGAACTAATTGAAATATTTCTAAATCAACAGATGCAGCTGAGGTTGCCTTAGGTTTGTAACCCATAGCATAAGCTAAATTATACAGATTTTCCTTTTCTTGGGCTAAAGTTAAAAATGATTCACGTAATTGGGTGTCAGTGTAAAATGATAAAACGTCACCAACGTAAGCGGCCATTTCAAGAAACATCATTCCTGGATTACCTTCACTAAAATCATTAAAACTATTAGGAAAGTAAACTTCCGCAAATTCCATTAACTGATTTTTGTAAGAATTAAAATCCTTATTAAGATATTTTACATCTTTATCTTGTGTTTTATTTGATACTTTACTATATGCCATTATTCAAATGTTGTGGTTAGAGCATCTGTTGCTCCATCCAAATTAAATCTATATGATATTGTTAAATATACTTTATTTTCATCATCTATAGAACCTACTGAAACTGACATTAAAGTAATTTCAGGTATGTAAAAACCAATTTGGAAATTAATTTTTTCTTCTAATTTTTCTTTGTTAATATTTTGTTCAAATAATAATCTTTTTAACCCAACACCAAAATCAGGTTCGTTTACACGTTCACCTTGTTCAGTTAATAATAAATTAATTAAGTTACTTTTAACTTGTTCTTTAACTGTGGTTGTACCTTTAAATATATTAACATTATTAAGAGGAAAACGAACCCCTATAGTAACATCTTGATTAATGTCTAATGGGTTAATTCTTCTATTTTTATTAATAATTGCCATTAAGGTCTGCTATTTTTCTTTTTATCTATTGCTCTCATTAATTCACGATAATCTCTATTTACTACATTTGAAACTTCGGTGGGTATTGGGGCTTCTGGAGTTAATGTTGATTCAAGATTTGTACTTCCTTGAGCTGTTTCATTTAATAAATCATTTAAGGCTCCATTAGAGGTAAAACTTTGAGCGGGGGAATTGCCCATAATTTTTTCTTTTAAAGAAGTTTGTACATTTTGTGGTACTGGTGTACGTTGTACTTGTTGTTCTATAATTGTAGGTTTTAATTCGTCACGTAAGTCTTCCTTAAGTGTTTTAATTTCACGTCGAAGAGCATAATCTATTTCTTCTCTTACGACTTTTCTAAATAAATTTTCAAAAGCGCTTGCCTTCATAATAATTGTGTTTGTTAATAAATATAATTAAATTAAGCTTTATAACGTCTATATCCTATTGTTTCAAAATTAGCGTTATAAATTTTTTCTATAATTTCTGTTTTTTCGTTTTGTTCTAATCCGTCTATGATTAAACCTAAATTAAGACTACCATCTGAATTAATAGGTGGGTCTGATGGTAAATTACATTGGGCTAAATATCCTAAATATAATTGTTCTAAGATACTCATAAGTGATGATATAAAATTAATAATTTTTTGTAAAGCTGCAATAGCTGCATCTATAAGGAGGCCCGGAATAGAGGCGGCAGCTGTGATACTTAATACTGCTTTCGTAAAGGAGGTTATTGAAGCTTTAAAATTTTCAACTTTTGATTTAGCTTTATCTATTAAGTCTGATAGTTTTTTAATAGCAAAACCATTAGCTAATAATCCTGTGAGAAAATTTAAAGCTTTAGGTAATACTTTAACAATTATATCACATATTAATATTATTGATTTTAAAGCTACTAAAAGTTTACTTATTTTTTCCATCCATTCTGTGATTTTATCTAGTTTTGCTTTCAAAGCTTGTAGTTTTTTAATTCCCCCTTCTAATTTACCTTTTATACCATTTACTTTATCTTTAAGATTATTAAAATTTTTATCTATAGCGCCTGCGGTTTCAGTACTACAAACATTTGATTTAACTTGTGATGTGATTTCTTCTTGAGTAGGAAGTTGTTCTTTTACCTTAGAAATACCCTTGTCTTTTTCTTCCTTAAGCTTATTTTTTACATCAAAAATAGCTTTATCACTTTGGTTTAATAAATTTCTTATAGCTTCTACTGCCATTATACTACTTTTATACGTTTACTTTTTATATCTTTTATGTCAGTTTTTAATCTTTCAATTTGTTGGTATCTTAAAGATAACATAGATTCATTGTCAGGATGAGGTTTAGTTTTTCCTTCTTTACCTGCGGTGTATGCTACTTTATATTTAACATCATTCATTAATCCTTCTATCATATCTAATAATTCTATTAACCATTCTTCAGTTTTATCGCCTAATAAAGCAGAATCTATAGGGTAATTTCCATTGTCTTGTAATCCTAAATAAATATTAGGAGCATTTACTATGAATTTATTTTCTTCATTATTTCCAGTGTCAAAATGAAAATTACCATTAGTACTAAATCCTATAGCTTTATTTGAAAATAAAAGGATAGAATCTTCCTTAGCATTAAATAAAATTCTGTCTGAATTTATTATTGCTTGTTTACCTTGATATATATTTGGTTGTTCGGGTATGTAACTCATTATGATAATACTTTAGATTGGTCTGCTGTTAAATTTCCTGCTGTTATCATATTAGAATAGGTTTCGTTACCTGCTTTGTTCCATTCTTTTAATTTAGAATTTGATGTTGCTAGTGTACGTTTCTTCTTATTTCCACTTTTCATATATGCTATATGGACCCAACTTCTTTCTCCATTTTCTGGATATTCCCAAATTACTTGATGCCAATCAGGTATACCACCCCCTACAATCCAATTAAATATTTCAGATGTTCTTACACCTGGTACTTTAATATCAATAGCTTGACCATATAGATGATTTGAATTATCGTTAGATCCTACAGCATCATTTAATAATTTAGTTCTATAAGCTGAATTTATTTCCATATTAGGATATTTTTCATATATTTTATCAACTACATTTTCAAATAAAGCTTTAAGATTATTAATTATAGTTTCTTTACTAGCATAACCATCTATACCAGGTAAATTATTACATCCGACACTTTTAAATGATTTTCCTCCTCTTTTTATGGCATCTATATAAACATCAACTTCAATTCGGGGACTTAATAATTCCCCATTCGCTAACACATATTCTCCATCTTTAATACCAGTACGTGCTATTTCGGAAGTAAAGCATTTTTCTAAAGAAAAATATTTTCCTACTTTTTCTACATTATCTATAGGTCCCGTTGTGTCAGTTTCTACATTATTTGGATTCGATTTTTCTGTTGATGTAGGGGTAATTGTTTGGTCTTCTGTTTCGCCTTCTATTTCTTGTATAGAGAAGTTTTCAGGATCTGTCATAAATAAATCAAAGGGTGATTGTTCTCCTTCTTCCTCTTCTATAACTGGGGGAGAGGATAAAATAGGGGGGTCTGAAGGAGGGGTAGAAATTGTAGGTGTTGTTTCTAGTGGATCTTTTACAGGTAATTCAGGTTCAACCATAATATTTAATTGGGGATCAGTTAAAGTAGTTTCTAAGTCTTCAGGTAGTACTAATTTTGCTTGATATGATTGAAAATTAGTAGATGCTACTCTAAAATTAGATAGTTGTTGATTTGAAGTTAAGTATAAAGACGTTAAATCATCATTTATATTTTCTACTGTGTGTACCCATCCTTTATTATCTAAATCATTTGATTGACCATTTCGTATAATAGTGATGGGATCTCCTGTATTACCTATATTACTCCAATTATTATTATTTTCATCTGGTATATCCTCCCCTATATTAGTAGATCCTAATCTTATAGAATTGCCAAATCTACCTTCTATAATATAATCCCCTTCATAAGGTAATAAGGGTTTAATATTTAATGCTTCACTAAAATATTTACCTAAATTAATGTCTGTACCCTCATCTGTAACTTTTCTTACTATACCTGCTTCAGTTTTTTCATAATCTTGTTCTGTTGGGGTATTTTTAAGTCCCTTAACTGAAGGTAGAGCATTATGATGTGGATGATTCCATATATTTAATGTAGAAAAATAATAAGCTGTTGAGGATCCTTTAGAATTATATATATCTTTATCTTTAGATGATATAATTAAAACAATTTCATTTTTTAAAGGGTAATGTTTTATATTAGAAGACATTGGTCGTGCAATATTAGCACTACTAACCTCTTCTAAAGGGGTATTATTTTCTAAAATAGTATAAAAAATAGTTCCTATAGAATCATACCCACCAAATTCAATAGCTTTTGGATGATTAATATCTAAAATTATATCAATAACTCTAACGGCAGTAAGTTTTTGTCCTGTGCCCTCAATAAGTTTTTTAATATTTTTTTTAAGAGTTGTTGACATCTTTCCCTTTTTCTGTTTCTTCTACAATATTTTGAAGTTGATTCATTTCTTCTTCAGTTAACATGTCTCCACCACCACCAGTTGCGTTACCTGTAGATAAACGTTGTACTATAGCTGCCATTTTTAGAAGATGGTCGTCGTTTTTAACACTGATTTCCATATATTCTTTAATTAATGGAACAACAACAGTGGCATCTCCTAAATTTTGAATAAGGGGCCTTAACTCAGCTATGAGTTGACCAATTTGTTTACCTTTTTTCTTTTGATTAACGTGAATCTCTTTAAGGAGATCAGAAAAGGTTTTATCGTCAAATATTACTTGATTTAATGAATCCATATTGTATTTTGTTATAAATATAGATTTTTTAAACTCTTACATATCCTGTTCTGTCGTATTCAGAATACAATTCGTGGTATTTTTTCTTAAGTACTTTAGTTACTTTAGTAATTACTGGAGTGTCTACGTTTGTGATTTCACGAATGTAAATGTAAAGGGCCTTTTTATTAAAAATCTCTAAATTTTCTCTACGTTTAAATAAAATATTAACAGCATCACACACTTTTCTATCGTGGTCTTTTTTAAATAACCTAAACATATGTTTATCTATGTATGCTGTAAAATAGTCTATAAAATCTTTCATGTCTTCTTTACGTTCAGGACGTCCAAGTTCGTGAATTACTTTATCATCTTCATCAGCTGCCAACACGTCTGCTTTAATTTTTTTCTTCTTATAATTTGTATTGTTATAAAGAATAAGGTAATTTTTACCTACAATTGAAAAATAACTAAATGCTTTAGAACCTTTAGTTGGATCAAAATAATGGAGTTTTTCTAAAAGAAAACAAACAACTTCGTGTTTTAAATCTTCTAACGATTCAACTTCTGTGTAGTAAAATTTAAAGGTATGAATAAGATTTTCAGCTAATTTATAAAACGAATAATTTATACGGTCGTTAAATATTTTATTTCGAGTTGCTTCATGATCGGAAGCTAAATACTCACCGATAGCTAATTCGGTGTCGTGGGTAAAATATTCTT